TGCTCTTCCCTAATATTATATATAAGTATGCTAATGTCTACAACAAGGCGTACTGTATAGTTGAGTCAAATGATCAAGGTTCTGTGGTATGTAATGGATTATATTATGATTTAGAGTATGAGAACTTACACGTTGAGTCAGCAGTTAAAGCTAATGCTATAGGAACTGAGATTAATCGTAAGTCAAAGAGACTAGGATGTAGTGCTTTAAAAGACTTATTAGAAAATAATAAGCTTAAAGTGGTTGATGAACAGACAATTTTAGAAATATCAACATTTGAGGCTAAAGGGCAGACATATCAAGCTGCCGTAGGAAATCATGATGACTTAGTTATGAATCTTGTAATGTTTGGTTATTTCGTCTCATCAGCATACTTTTCTAACTTAACTGACATTAATATTAAAGATATGATATTTAAGCAGAAGCTTAAAGAGATAGAAGACGATATAGTTCCATTTGGTTTTATAGATGACGGATATGAACAAGTTAAAAGAATAGAACCAGACGACGAACACCCATGGGCTATTGAGTATGATAGAGATTTGTAATATTATAAATAATGGTAACAATTGAATATTCGTATAATGTTAATCGCATAATAAAAAGGAAAATAAGATGGCACTCTCTACACCCTCCGAATCACCTGCGGTTGTTGTCAAAGAAATAGACCTGACTGGTGGCGTGCCTAATGTCCAGTCAACTACAGGCGCAATCGTAATAAATTCTAGGTGGGGAACTGTTGAGGAAAGAGTAAAGCTTAGCACAGAAGCTGAACTCGTAGAAAAATTCGGCTCACCAGATTCTGCCACCACTAATTCGTTTCATCAAGCCAACTTTTTCTTAAAGTATTCCAGTGCGCTTCAGACTGTTAGGGTTATTGATACCACTGCAAAAAATGCAGTATCAACAACTGGTCAGACAGCTGCGGCAACATCTGCTGGATTACCTACGGAAGTTGTCAAAAATGAAGCGAGTTTTAATTCTCAGTTATCTGGATTAGATTCAGATTTACATACATTTGTAGCTAAATACCCTGGAGCATTAGGAAATAGCTTACAAGTTTCAATATGTCCTCATTCTGCAGCCGATGTGGCTTTTAGTGATTGGGCGTATAAAAATGAATTCGATGCTGCACCGGGAACATCAGACTTTGCTACTAAGAATAATGCTAGTAATGATGAAGTACACGTCGCGGTTATTGATAAGGCTGGAGCATTTACAGGTACACAAGGCACACTGCTTGAAAGATACTCATTCTTATCTCTTGGCTCAAATGCTGTAGATGGATCTGGATCAAATATATTTGTTAAAGATGTTTTAAATAAAAACTCAAAATATGTTTGGCTAGTTGATTTCGACTCAGATCTTAAAAGTACAATAGGAACTAAAGCTGCAGCAGGCACATCAATAGACAGTGGTGATAATTTTACTAAAACCACTGGTAATAAAGACTCAGACATTGATTATAATTTTAGTCAAGGTGTTGACGTCGCATCTACAACCACTGCTAATATTTTGTCTGGATATGATCTCTTTGAAGATAAAGATCAAGTTGAAGTTGACTTTATAATAGCACCAAGAATGTTATCAAGATCTGATAATACAACTATCGTTAATGATCTTGTTGCAACAGCTCAATCATTAAGAAAAGATTGCGTAGTTGTCGCATCACCTGCTCAATCTGATATCGTTAACGTGACATCAGCTTCAGATATTGTAACAAACATCGTTGCTACAGCCGATACATTCACTAAGTCTTCATACTTAGTAATGGACGGAAACTACCTTAAGGTATATGATAAGTTTAATGATCAATTTATCGAAATACCTGCAGCCTCGTCTACTGCTGGAATTATGGCAGCCACGGATCTTAACAGAGCTCCATGGTTCTCACCTGCAGGATCACGAAGAGGTCAGTATCTTGGAATTACTTCAATTTCATTTTCACCTACAAAGCCACAAAGAGATACACTCTATAAGGCCGGTGTAAATCCAATTGCTAATATCCCAGGTGCTGGTGTAATACTATTTGGCGATAAGACAAAACTCGCAAGACCTTCTGCATTTGACAGAATCAACGTACGTAGGTTATTCTTAGTTCTTGAAAGAGCAATCTCAAGAGCTGCAGAACAAGTACTCTTTGAGTTCAATGATGAATTTACAAGAGCCGAGTTCGTTAATATTGTCGAGCCAGTATTACGTGAAGTGAAAGGTAGACGTGGTATTACAGATTTCAGAGTCGTAGCAGATGCAACTAATAATACACCTGCAGTAATCGATAGAAATGAATTTATCGCAAGTATCTTCATTAAGCCGGCTAGGTCCATTAACTTTGTCACCCTTAACTTTGTGGCAGTAAGAACTGGCGTCGACTTTGAAGAAGTCGTTGGCACAGTTTAGGAGGTAGAAAATGGCAGTATTAGGCGTAGATGATTTTAAATCAAAGCTTAGAGGTGGCGGGGCAAGACCTAACCTCTTCAAGGCTACCATTAACTTTCCGGGATATGCAAATGGAGATCCAGAACTGACATCTTTCTTATGTGAGACTGCTCAGTTACCGGGATCAACACTTGGCCAGATTGTTGTACCATTTCGTGGTAGACAATTAAAGATGGCCGGTGACAGAACATTTGATGTCTGGACAGTTACGATAATAAATGACACAGACTTTGCCATAAGAAATGCAATGGAGAGATGGATGAACGGTATGAATGCACACTCTGCAAATACCGGTCTTACAACTCCTGTTGCGTATGAGGCAGACCTGTTCGTCGAGCAACTTGATAGGTCAGGTGATACACTTAAGAAGTACACCTTTAGAGGATCATATCCTCAAGACTTATCACCAATTGATCTCAATTATGCTACTAACGATGAGATTGAAAGATTCACTATAACTTTCGCTTATCAGTACTTTGAGACAGACACTACAAGTTAAGTAATAAATAGTAGGAGGGCTTAGGTCCTCCTAACTATAAAGGGATTCTAAATGGCAGAAAATACATTTAAATTATTTGGTTTTGAAATTACGAGGACAAAAGATAAAAAGCTTGCCTCACCAGTTCCGCCAAGAGACGATGATGGTGCTGGCTATGTCACTGCGACATCAGCTGGTTCGCACTATGGTCATTATATTAACATGGAAGGTGATGATTCCAAAGACAACGCACAACTCATATTAAAATATAGAGGAAGCGCAATGCATCCTGAGGCTGATGCTGCTATCGAAGATATCGTAAATGAATCTATAACCGCAAATGAGTTAAAGCCTTCAGTATCATTAAACTTAGATAACATACCCGTAAGTGATGCTATTAAAAAGCAAATGGTTGAGGAGTTTGAAAATATATTCAACCTATTAAATTTTAAAGAACTTGGTCATGATATCTTTAGAAGATGGTACATTGACGGAAGGTTATATCATCATTTGGTTGTTGATGAAAGTAATTTATCAGCCGGTATTCAAGAAATAAGATACATTGACTCAGCCAAGATGAGAAAAGTAAAACAAGTTAAGAGTAAAAAAGATCCACTTACTGGCGCAAAACTTGTAGAAAAAGTTGATGAGTTTTATATATTCCAAGAAAAGCCGGGAGCACAGAATGCAGGCGTGAAGATGACTCTTGATTCTGTTAGTTATGTTACATCAGGTTTACTCGATGAGCATAGAAAGAAAATAGTTTCTTACTTACATAAAGCTCTTAAACCAATTACTCAGCTACGGATGATGGAAGATGCTGTAGTAATCTACAGATTAGCAAGAGCTCCTGAAAGAAGAATGTTTTATATTGACGTAGGTAACTTACCTAGAGGTAAAGCCGAACAATATATGAAAGATATTATGGCCAAGTATCGTAACAAGCTCGTTTACGACGCTAAGACAGGTGAAATACGTGATGATCGTAAACATATGTCTATGTTAGAAGATTTTTGGCTACCGCGAAGAGAGGGTGGACGAGGTACAGAAATATCTTCATTACCGGGTGGAGAAAACTTAGGCCAGATAGAAGATATTATATACTTTCAAAAAAGACTATATAGATCTTTAAATGTTCCTATGAACAGGCTAGAACAAGAACAACAGTTCTCATTAGGAAGAGCAACTGAGATAAGCAGAGATGAGTTAAAGTTTCAAAAGTTTATTGATAGATTAAGAAACAGATTCTCGAATTTATTCTATGATATCTTAAAGAAACAGCTTATAATAAAAAATATTATCACTGAAGAAGATTGGAATACTTGGAAGAATAAAGTTACAGTTGATTATTTAAGAGACAATCATTTTTCAGAATTAAAAGAAGCAGAATTGTTGAGAGAAAAAATACAGAGTTTAGATCAGGTATCACAGTATGTTGGAGAATATTTTTCTAAAGGCTGGGTACAAAAGAATATTCTTTTAATGGATGATGAAACTATTAAGAATATGGAAAAAGAGATTGCTGCCGCGCAGGCGCAAGAACCAGACGATGACCAAGGAGTAGTATAATGGATAATGTCGAAAAAGTGGAAAATACAGAGCAAGATGATAATACAAATTCAATTCAAGATTTGATTAAAGCTTCTCTGGATAAAGATTATAATAATGCAAATAAGATATTTGGTGAAGTAATGACAATTAAAATGTCTGACTTGCTTGATCAAGAAAAAATTCGAATGGCTGACCAAGTTTATAACGGCGTCGAAGAGGAAGAAGAAGATATTCCTGAAGATGAAGATTTAGCTGACGAGACTGAAAGTGAAGATGATGAAGATGATGAAGAAGATTCTAATGAGCATACTCATGAAGACGGTACTACACACTCGCATGAAGGTGGTGATGTAGATCATTCTCATGATGATGAAGAAATAGAAGGTGCTGCAGTCTAAAACTGAAAAAGTATAAATATAGTTAACATGAGAACTTTTTCACAAATAAGAGAATTAGCAGGCCGTAAGCCAATTGGTAAGGTTGTCTTCGATAAGAAGATAAACAGAGTGCCTGTTAAAATTCATAATGAGAAGAATAAGTTTGTTGTTTATATTGATGGTGATAGGTTAGATGCTTATAATTCTCAACGAGAAGCTGAGAAAGCTGCTAATGAATTTATGAAACAGTATAAGGGAATGAAGTAATGGAAATAAGACCTTTAACCGCCAAAGTTACTGCCAACGGAAGTAGTAACAAAACAACTGTTGGTAACTCACCTACAGTATATGTCTGTGCAACTGCAGATGATCTAATTACTAATGTAACATCTGGAGCTACAATGCAAGTACACGAAAATCAAGCATTCGTCTTACATAAAGATCCGAGTGATGAAATACATGCAGGCACTACAACAACACACTTTACAAAAATAGCATATCCAAGAGGTTAATATGAAGTTAATATCAGAATTTGTAGAAAACGATATTGAATTCTTAATTACCGAGGATAAGAAAACTGGTAAAAAGAATTACGGTATTCAAGGAATCTTTGCTCAGGCAGAGACTAAGAATCGAAACGGTCGAATATATCCAATGCCAGTAATGGAAAAGGCACTAGGAAAGTATAATAATGATCAAGTGTCAAAGGGAAGAGCAGTCGGCGAACTGAATCATCCTGAAGGTCCGACCGTTAATTTAGATAAGGTTTCTCACAAAATCAATGAACTCAAGTTTGAGGGAAATGATATTGTGGGTAAGGCATCGATACTGAACACCCCTATGGGAGAAGTTGTTAAAGGCTTACTCGATGGTGGAGTTACATTCGGTGTATCGACTCGTGGTATGGGAAGTTTGAGCCAGCGTAATAACGCAATGGTCGTCAACGACGACTATATTCTTAACGCGGTAGACATCGTGCAAGATCCATCCGCACCTAGCGCTTTCGTTAATGGGATAATGGAAGGTGTAGAATGGGTTTGGAATAACGGTATTATAGAAGCACAAACAATTGAAAAAATGGAGACTGAAATTAAAAAAGCTCCACGCGCTGATCTCTATGAGACACAAGTACGTGAATTTAAAAATTTCCTCTCGTTACTCAAAAATAGTAAATAGGAGTCAAAAATGACTGATAAAGAAAATATCGAAAATCAGGACGTGGAACTCCAAGAAGACGATGAGGAAATCTTGGAAATGAAACACGATCCTAAAAATGCTGAAGCTCAATCAGTCGCTTCTATTGACAAAGCAGGTGATGCAACTGGAACCGCTCCAAAGCGTAAAGGTGACAACACTAAAAAAGATCCAATGCCTAAGACCAAAGCTGGTATGATTGCCACTATGGTTGGAACAATGCAAGGTATGGACAAGAAAGCCATTATGGCTGCGTATGGTAATATGCATCCACAAATGTCCGGTACTGATCCTGAAGCATTTGATGGCGAGCCAATTGCTGAAACGCAAGAGGTAAAGGTCGAGGTCGACTTTAAAGACGATCTTAAAGCACTTGTCAATGAGGAAGCTACACTGTCTGATGAATTCAAGCAGAAAGCAGAAACTATCTTTGAAGCTGCAATCAATACAAAAGTAAATGCAGAGATTGACAGACTAGAAGAGAAGTATAACGAGGAGCTTTCAGAAGAAATCGAAAGCACCAAGAAGGACCTTGTGGAAAAAGTAGACAGCTACCTAAACTACGTAGTTGAGGGCTGGATGGAAGACAACAAGTTAGCAATCCAAAATGGCTTAAGAACTGAAATTGCTGAAGACTTTATGAATAAGTTAAAAGACCTATTCACTGAGTCACACATTCAGGTGCCAGAGGATAAAGTTGACATGGTTGACGAACTTGCCGACAATGTTGAAGAACTTGAGTCTAAACTCAATGAATCAACTGAAAGGTCAATTCAAATGGCTGAAGAGTTAGAGTTATATAAGAGGGAGTCTATCATTAGAGAGGCAACTAAAGATTTAGCTGAAACTCAAGTCGAAAAGCTAAAAGGATTAGCAGAAAACGTTGATTTTGATGACGAAGAAACTTTCGCACAGAAAGTTGCTCAGTTAAAAGAGTCATACTTTGCTAAGACAGCTAAAACCCAGGAAGAAATCATTGAGGATGACGACGCTCCAGTAGTTGAGACATCAGGTTCAATGGATTCTTATCTTAAAGCAATAAAGAAAACTGCAATTAAATAGGGAGTCCTAAATGACAGTATCATACGATAAGTTGATCGAAAAGTGGGCACCAGTTTTGAACGAAGAGTCAGCTGGTAACATCACCGATCATCATAAAAAAGCCGTTACTGCTGCAGTACTTGAGAATCAGGAAATCGCTCTTAGAGAAGAAGGAATGATTAATGAGGCTGCTCCAGCAAACGCAACATCATCTGTAGCAAATTGGAATCCAGTATTGATCGCACTTGTAAGACGTGCTATGCCAAACCTAATGGCATATGACATCTGTGGTGTGCAACCAATGTCTGGTCCAACTGGCTTAATCTTCGCCATGAAGTCAAGATATGGCGGTGGTGCAACAGGAAATAGAGAAGCACTATTCAACGAAGCTGAAACTCAGTTTTCTGGTGACAGTGCCGGAACTCACGACTCTGATAACGTATCAGGTTTAAGAGACTCACAAGCTGGCGTAACTGCTGCTGCTAATATTGGCACAGTTGATGACGACAGACTTACAGCTCTTACAGCTCCGGGTATGACTACAGCTGAAGCTGAGAAGTTAGGTTCATCAGGAAATTCATCTTTCAGAGAGATGGGATTCACTATTGAGAAATCAACTGTGACTGCTAAGTCAAGAGCTCTTAAAGCTGAATACAGCTTAGAACTAGCTCAAGACCTTAAGGCAATTCACGGTCTTGATGCTGAGACAGAATTGGCAAATATCTTGTCAACTGAGATCTTAGCTGAAATCAATAGAGAAGTTGTAAGAACTATTAACTCTCAAGCTAAAACTGGTGCTCTACAATCTAACACTGCCCTGAACGGTATATTCAATGTTCAGACAGATGCGGATGGTAGATGGTCAGTGGAGAAGTTCAAAGGCCTAGTGTTACAAATCGAAAGAGAATGTAACATCATCGCAAAAGAGACACGTAGAGGTAAAGGAAACTTTATCGTATGTGCATCTGACGTAGCATCTGCTCTTCAT